GACGAACGTATTGAGGTTTGTCCTATTAAATTTTCAACAAAATTTTTATTTTATTTAGATGAAATTATGGGTGGTATTAACGCTTATGCGCGTATCCCCATTCTTTCAACATTTTATATTATTTCATATTTATTTGGATCTATGTTTTATTTTTCAGGTTATTCCCTGAGACGTATTGCAGATGGTCTTAATTATTATTGGCCTGATAATTTTGTGTCAATGATGATTAAAGAATATTATGTTAAAGTTATTTCTATTATTGTTACTTTCTTTTTGGTAACTGTTAATGAGTTAATCGTTAGTTATCTTGAAGTTGGTAAAAAGTTATGTAAAAAATTCAATAGAACTACTAAGGCTATTATCCGCGGAGATGTTTTGTATCTTCGGGCTAATCCTAAGTGGGCTTTATTGTCGTCTGGTGTTTTGGTGATCGCTTCTCTTTTAAGTGTATTTTTGGCACATAAGATTAGAGTTTCATTGAAATCTAGACGTAAAGTCGTTGTTGAGTCTCTTCGTGAAAATATTAAGGAGAGTCAACAACGCCAGTTCAATGCGTCTGAAGGAATTCAGCGCTTTGCACCGAGACATGGTACTACGTGGACACAAACTATTGATAATGAATTTTTGGCCCCTCATAAGGGCACTCTTAAGGATTTATCTGATAAGATTGCTGTTCACACACATTATTGTATTGTTCGTACGGAAGTTTCAGAGCGCATTACTCGTGTGGCACCTATAGATGGGACTATTTTTATTTGTAATGAGCATGCCTTTAATGGGTGTGATCATGCAATTATTAGTATTCCTGTTCAGGGTGTTATTGCGAATAATGTAACGTATGAAGACATATTGATTGAGTCAAAAGATATGTATAAATTAGGGAATGATTTAGTTCTCGTTGATTTACACAGTATCAAACGTCAAGCAGGTAATATGTTAAAACATTTTATTGCATTACCGAAATTTCAATCCACTAAAGGTCATTTCATGCATCAAGAAGTTAACCTTATTTATGAAGAAGGTTCTTTTGATTTGTTGAGTAATGATGACTTTAAAGTTGAAACTACGGTAACTGGTTATTTTAGTTATTATGCCACACATGCTGTTGGCGACTGTGGAACGTTGGTTGTTGCAGTTGTTGATGGTAAGTCTGTTGGAATCGTTGGAGTGCATTCAGGTGGCTCTCGCGATGACAAATTTTGTATTGCATCTGCTATTAGTAGAGATGTAATTCAAAAAGGTATGGAAGCGTTGAGAAATCAACGTGTTAGTAGAATATTTGTTAATTCAGCTACCCAGATACCTCTTGATCTTTGTTACCTACCCCACCATAAATCGGTGTGGGCTTGGCAACAATTTGATCATGTTACGTATGTTGGTACTATTATTGGCGAATATCCTACTCTAAATAAGCGCAGCGAATTGATGCGCATGCCCTATGCAAATAAGTTATCGGGTTTGTTTGAAAGACATTTTGATTTTAAGCGAACTGCAGATGACATTTACGGTCGACCTGTCATGTTGCCATACACCAGAGATGATGGAACATGGATGTCGCCGTACACTAATATTATGGATAAAACGAATAAACCCATTGTAAGTTTAAGTGGGGATATTCTTGATATTGTTGTTAGTGATTTGTTAGAGCATATAACAACACAGTTTAGAGAAAAAGGGATAGTTAGAATTGATCCTTTGAATCAAGATTGTGCAATTAATGGTGTAGTTGGTGACTATTATACTAAACGTATAAATGTTGCTACCTCTGCCGGCTTCGGATTTAGCGGTGGCAAAAAGAAATTTTTACCATTTGTTGATGATGATGAAATCAATCGTGAGCCTACAGAAGAATTGCAGGAAGCGATTGACGAGTTGATAAGTTGTTATCTTAAAGGTGAGTCTGGAAATTGTCCTATTACATGTCAGTTGAAAGATGAGCCAATAAGTATGGCAAAAGTGTTGAAAGCGAAGACTAGAGGTTTTTATATGGTAAACCTTCCGTTTTTGATTGTCGCACGAATGTTTTTGTCTCCTTTTTACACGCTTATGGTACAGTACAGTGAATTGTTTTATACAGCTGTAGGTATTAATATGCATGTAGATTCCCATGATATGATTACGCAAATGATGGAGTTTGCTATGAATATGATGGAGGGAGATTATGGTGGCTTTGATGTATCAAATCCGGTTGATATTGCACGCGCAGCCGCAACGGTTGTGTATGAGGTATTAAAAGAATTTGGTTATAATGAAGACGCTTTGTTAATTGTAAAAGGTTTACTTTCTGATGGTGTATATCCTTTAATTCATATGTTGGGAGATTTATTTATTAAAGCTGGTATGCAGCCTTCAGGCAAGTACGCCACAGCGGAAGATAATTCATTAAAAGCGTTGATTATGCTTATGTATTTTTGGTACAGTCAACCTGAGTTAGTTATGAAAAAATTCCGTGATTTTTGTAAGCCTATTGTTT